GGTGGAGAAATGGGCCAAGGTAGCTGACCACGACGGCGTGCTGCACACCAGCTGGGGCGATCTGGCCTACACCACTGGTGCTGATTACATAGTGCGCCATGGTCCCGGCGACTACGGTGCTGTGAAAGCAGACATCTTTGCCAAGACCTATCATCAGCCAGGCGGTCCACAAGACACGCTGGCCGAAGCAGCCAACGGCTATTGGGGGTTGCTGAGCGATGTGCTCAACGATCACGACTTTGACTCAGATGAGATACAGGCGTTCTATGATCATTTCAGTGAAGATGACATCGACACAGCTCTTGAATCGTTGAACCAGTATTTGGAAGATGGCCAAGCCAATCGCGCATGGTGGGGTTCGTTACGTGCGCTTAGTGCAGAACGCAATCCCGTGGATCAATCCGACCCGTTGATACTGTACAACCAAGATCCGCGCAAAAAGAGCAATAGACTGAGCAAAGACGCACAGATCAAAGGACTGCTCACAGCTATCAAACTGGATCGCATGGAAGATGCATCCCTGCGATATCTTTTGCTGCGCAAGAATGGGGTTGATTGGCCAGAGCTAGACACCATAGGCAAGAGCATCGATCCTCAAAATCTGCTCACTGAATCTGAGACGTTTACAGAAGCAGCTGGAATCAGCCAGGATGAACTGTTAAATGCCATGCGAAAGTTCCTGGTCATAGCCAAGGAAGAGATTGGGCTAGACACACTGCCCAAGATCCACTGGAGCTGGGATCCCAAGATAGCGCCAGACAGCCCCAGCTTTGGACGCTTCACCAATGATGACAAGGCAATCAAGATCATCATGCGCAATCGCCATCCCATAGACATCATGCGCACGCTGGCACATGAGCTGGTGCACTACAAGCAGGATGTGGAACATAGGATACATCCAAACAGCGGCGAGACCGGCAGCCCCATAGAGAACGAAGCCAACGCACTGGCTGGCCAGATCATGCGCAGATTTGATCAAGAAAATCCTGAACTGTTTGCTCTTGCTGCTGTGACGCCTTAAGCTGTAGCATGCTTGAGCTGCTGATCATAATCCTGGTATTGGCCATCGTGGCTCGTGAAAGTCCAGTGCTTGGTGGCTGTGTGGAGATCCTGGTCATCCTCTGCCTCATTCCACTGGTGCTGATGATGTTGCCAATCTGGGTGGTAATATTGGGTCTCATTGTCGTGGCCAGCGGCACGCATTGACATGAGCAAGATCATTTACACCTGCGGAGACAGCCACACAGCCGGGGGAGAACTGGTAGATCATCTGCTGTGGCCGGATCAGCACCCTGGATTCTGGGGTCTCGATCAAGCGGATCTCCGAGATCCCAAGGTGCTGCGACGCTGGCGAGATTTCAGGGAGCGCAAGCTGCGAGCAGGTGATCCAGTTGACTATGCACAGTGGCAGAACCTAGAAAAGACTCAGGCTTGGCCAGACCGTTTGTTGAATTTGGGCCGGCCGCAGGTAAGGTCAGCAGCACCAGCATTGGAGAATGCTGCGCTGATAGGACAGAGCATGGACTGGGTAGCGCGACAGACATACCAAGACATCAGCCGCCTGCTGCTCACGCACACAGCTGCAGATATCACGGCCATCATTCAACCTCCCACGCATGTGAGATTGCAACGCTATGACGTTGAAAACCGCGCCTGGCACAGCTTCCAGCTGGGATTTGCCAACGGCATGGATGACAGGGTGCACCAATGGTTCTTGGACAACGAAGATGAAACCAGCCTTCTCACTCGTTGGATGATCAGCGTGATGGGACTGTGCACCAGCCTGCAGACCCTTGGCATAAGGTGCATATTGGTCAATGCAGGCATGCCAGACATGGACTCTGTGATCCGACAGCAAAGGGTGCTGCATCAGCTGAGCGACGACGTGGGCAGCATGGCTATAGCCGATCTCTATCACCAGCTATGTGCACATCTGTGGCATCCTCGCAGTATGTGGGATCTGGCGCAGCTGGTTGACAAACCCTATTGTCCAGATCTGCACTGGCGCGGCGAGGTCCATCAGCTTCTGGCAGCAGATCTACTAGATAGCTACAACTTCTAGAGGCGGGAAGCCATTGAACGCGATGGTGCTGTAGGTGCTGGTGTAGGCACCACAGGTCCAGATGATGATGCGATCACCAGAGGTCAAGCTGGATGGAAAGTCTACCTTGTTGCGCTCGTACAGCACGTCGGCGCTGTCGCAGGTTGGTCCGGCTACGATGCAGGGTGAGCTGGTTTCAGATTCCTTGTCCAACACGGTGAACTGATACTTGATGCTCTCACCTTCGGCTTCTGCCAGCCCGCTGAAACGTCCCACGTTGAGATAGACCCAGCGCACTGGATCACCCGGAGTCTTGCGGCTGACCAGCACGCACTCTGCTGCGATAGCACCCGCAGATCCTGTCATGCCTCGACCTGGCTCAGCCATGATGTACTGCACGCCATCAAATCTCTGTGCGACTTCGTCCATGAGCGTGGCGCCATAGGTCTTGGAATCTGTGATGTCCACGCCGTAGTAGGCAGGGAAACCTCCGCCTATGTTCAGCAGCCACAGGTCATGCCCTTCCTCGCGAGCATCATGCCATATGGCAGCCACCGTGTCTAGGCAGTCATACCACATGTAGGGATGCTTGGTCTGGCTGCCCACATGGAAGCTGAGACCCACTGCTTGCAAACCCAGTGACTTGGCATGGTTAAGCAGAGGTATGGCATAGCTGGTGCTGCAGCCAAACTTGCGTGATAGCGGCCATTCGGCTTCTGCGCTGCTGACCAACAGGCGTATGAACACTTGGCATCCTGGTGCATGCTTGCTGAGCTTGTGTAGCTCTTCCTCGCTGTCAGCGCTGTAGAGCTTGATGCCCTGTGCCCATGCCCAGGCTATGTCCTGCACTCGCTTGATGGTATTGCCATAGCTGATGTCTGCTGCAGTGGCGCCAGCGTCCAGGCACATCTGTATCTCTTGAGTGCTGGCAGCATCAAACTTGCAACCCAGCTTGACCAAGAGACGCAGTATGGCAGCATGCGGATTGGCTTTGACTGCATAGTGTATGTTGGCTGCGGGCATGCCAGCCTTGAGCTCAGCGTAGTTTGCTTCTACCTGGTCAATGTCCAAGACCAGCGTGGGCACGTCAAATTCATTGGCACGGATGTATTGTTCAAGCTTGTTCATGTCAACCCCCTTGGTAATTCACGGCATGGGGGTTGTGGCCCTTGCGCTCGGAGAATCTATTTATATGGTAGATTCTGCGAATGCACAACCGTAAAATGTGAGATGAACATAGCATTCATAGGTGACAGTTTCTGCGGCAGCAATCATGAGCTGAGTTGGCATCACTTGGTCACGGCTGAACTGGGTGCTCACATGCTGTGCCAAGGACAGGGCGGAGTCAGTATGTGGTATAGCTATCAGCAGTTGGTCACTCATTTGGATGATGTGCAACTGGCAGTGTGCTGTTACACCGACGCGCATAGGCTGGCCAACCCCCAGAACTATCCCATCAATCTTGGCAGCGTGCAGTATCATCGCAGTGGTCAGGCTGATGCGCATTCTGTGGCCAATTTTCCCAACAGAGCTGTCTGGGATGCTGCTGCGCAATACTATGACCATCTGTGGGTCAAGGATTATCATGTGCTAACGTGGCAGCTGCTGATACAGCACATGGACAGCCTCTTGTCACAGCGCGGTGTGCGAGCCATACACTTCTTCAGCTTTGAACATGTGCCCATGACCTTTACCAGCGGTCCTTGCTGCGACATCGGTCTCTGGGAATGGCTGCAACACTGCGGCAAAGCCAGCATCGCGCACGACACAGACGAGAACCACATGAGCTGGCGGCAGAATCGCCACATGGCAGACACAGTGAGCCGGCTGCTGTGCAGCAACAGCATGCAGAGTTTTGGATTGGACCGCGTGCGCTATCGCCAATAAATATCACCATGCGCCTAGATGATGTAACCACAGAAGCCATACAGCTCAGTCCTCGCTCAGCCAAAGCCCAGTCATGGATAGACAAGGTATATGACCTATATCCTCAAACTTGGCAGAACAACCACGTGATGCCCCTGGGTGGCCAAGGCGATGATCAGCAGTTTGCCATGTTTGAGCTGGTGCCAAGCCTGAGCAAGCGCGATGCTGTGGAAGTCAAGTGGTTCCAAGCCTATCCACAGAGACAGGGCGTGGGCACCAGGGCTATGCGAACACTGCAGGATCTGGCCCAGCAAGACGGTATCGCACTCACGCTTTATCCTTGGAACAAGGGCCAGGTCAGCCAGGGCAATCTGATCAAGTTCTATCGCTACTCGGGATTCAGACCCACTGCCCGTGGTGCCAAGACCATGGCATGGGAACCCAACGTCACAGAAGCCAAGCTGACCAACAAGGATCCCGTGGAAAAGTGGGTGGCAGTGTTCAAGGCCAGCAAGCATCCCAAGTTCGCAGGCAAGACGCCAGAGCAGCGCGAGAAGATGGCACGCATGGCGCAGTATCGCGCGGTACAGAACAATAAGACATTTGAGAACATGGACCACAGCAAGGACGCGCAAGCAGTGCCAGAGCTGAAAGCTGCGCTGCTGAGCCGCAAGAAGCAGATCAAGAAGAAGGCAGATGACAAGGACGCAGTGTACGACATAATCAATGGCTTGATGACCAGCGTGGCCAAGGCACATGGCATCAGCGGTCAGAAGCTGCATGACATGTGGGTTGACCAGTACGGCGAGATACCAGACACTTGGATACTGCATGAGAGCGCGTTGCCAGGCAGCCACACTCCCACAGAAGCAGTGCTGGCCAAGCAGTACACCGTGGGTGTGGCAGAGATCAAGCGCCAGCTGAAAAAGGGCACCAAGGTCGAGCTGGAGCACACCACCGATCGTGCTGTGGCTCGCGAGATAGCTTTAGATCATCTGGGTGAGAACCTCTACTACTATGATCAACTAAAGCAAGCTGGGTTGGAAGAAGCCGCTGGCATGACCACCGCAGCACTCAGAGACAGGCTTAACAAGCTGATGAGCGAGGATCAGGCCTATGCTGATGCCACACAGCGAGCACCATGGCAAGAGGGTGTCTGGCGTTTCATCGATGCCAACAAGGCACAGATATTCTCAGATCTTGGCGACAAAGGCAATGGTGATTACCCAACTGCTCCTTTCGCAGCTTGGCTGCTGGTACAGCACATGGATGCGCATCCAGAACGACAGGCAGCTTTCTACAAGCTGCTGAAGAGTGCCATACCAAACCATCCCAAGCTGCAGTTCCTGCGTGACAGAGCAGCTGTGAACCAATGGATGCTGCAACACTATCAAGAACCAGAATACCATGTGGACGGCAAGCCTTTGGCAAATCCTACGTCAGATGTGCGCGATCCTCGGTTGTTCAAGGACGCTGGCATCAAGGCGCAAAGCAGGCAAGAAGCGCTGGACAATGCTGAGGCAGCAGGCAACAAGCTGTTGTTAGCAGCAGTAAAGGCCACTGGCGCCAAGACACAACCCAGCTACACACAAAAGACCACAGAAAGCCTAGACGAAGCCTGGTTGGATATGAACGAGTACGGTGGATGGATAACACCCAATCGCAAGGTTGAATATGTTGAGGACCAGGGACATGAAGCGCATCTGCGCCGCGAACACGGCTTGAGGATAGCAGAAGCTTTCCTCGCAGGATACGTGAGATTCCATACCAATGCCAGGACTGGCACGTTTGCCATAGAAGGCCAGCTGCCTGCGCTGCGCAAGACCTACAGGATCTGGGGACCAACTGCGCTGAATGCTCGCAACGTCTACGTGGACATCTTCCAGTGGCGCGATGACATGACGGCTCAGGGACTGACTCCGCACATGATGTTCAGACCCAGCGAAGGTGACAAACCACAGATCATACACAGCTTTGGCACCAAGGTCGCAGAAGCTTTTGATAAACCATATGATCTACCAAAACGCTGGCAACGCAGCGGCGATCTATATGATGAAGGCGGCGAAGAGCATTGGAAGACCATACAGCTGCCCAGCAACAAGGAACTCAAGATCCAGCTTGATTGGGAACCTGATGACAGGATAGCAATCTGGAACTTCTGGGTTGGCAACAAGCAGATCATAACAGGCCAAGGCGATGCGTTCCGCATATTTGCCACAGCTATCGCTGCTCTGCGCCAGTTCGTGAGAAGCAAAAAGCCGCATATCATAGCCTTCATAGGCAACGATGAAGATCCCAGCAGGATCAAGATGTACGATAGGTTGGTTCCCTGGCTGATCAAGCAGGGCGGCCTGTCAGGTTATGTGGATGTGACAGATGATAGCGACATGTGGCCAGATTCTCTCTGGTGGTTCTTTGATGAAAGATATGATACCACTGGCAAGATGTATGTGTTGGCTAGTAATAGTTTCCTCTACAGAGATGGCGTAGATGAGCAGTCCCTGACCGAAGCCAAGAAGCGCAAGGCCAAGACCATCATTGACGGCATGATCAAGACGCTGATCAAGCAGGGCCGCACCAGAGATGAAGCCATAGCTGATCTCAAGAAGCAGGTTGACAGTCGCTTCTACGAGCATATCGATGCTGCAGCAGCAATGCCGGTATACGAAGCCAAGCAACGCTTGGATCGCAAGTGCTGGACTGGCTACAAGAAGCAGGGTACCAAGCTCAAGAATGGTGTGCGCGTGAACAACTGCGTGCCCAATGAAAGCGTTGAAGAGAACTTGACAGAGACTCGTGACGCTGCTTTCAAGTGGCTCAAGAACTATCTGCCCACATGGCCCGATTATGTGGTGCGCGATTGGCTGTACAATCACTTCAGAGGCGACTGGGATGCCAGCGGTGACAATCCCCAGACCGTGATACAACGCACCCTGGATGGCGAGGGCATGACTCCGCAGACTCGTTGGAAGTTCGTGCCAGACTTCCATTTCACGTTTGATAACCTAGATCCAGATACAGTGCGCCGAATCAAGGAGCGGCAAGGTGGCGCTGTAAATCCCTATGGCATTCCCAAGGATGCCGAACGCCATGCCACTCAGGCCACGCTGGCAGCACAGCAAGGCGGTGTCAGGGATGAACCCGTGATACTCAAGAAGGTAGGTAACAAGTATGAGCTGTTGGAAGGTTGGCACAGGACCATACAGCACTTCAAGCAGTTTCCCAATGGTTACAGGGGTCCTGCGTGGATCGCGCTGGATGCCAAGCCAGTCAGTGAGAACTTTGCGGACGGCAAAGGTCCGGGTCGCAAGGGTGACAGCCAACGCCATGGCATACCAAAGAAGGCTACCATGGCACAGCTTGAAAAAGCTGCCAAGGCACCAGGACGCAAGGGTCAGTTGGCACGCTGGCAGATCAACATGCGCCGTGGTCGCAAGAAGGCACACGAGAGCATAAACGAAACTTGGCATAAGTCCAGCCTAACCTTCCCAGACGGACCAATCTATATCAGCGATCATGTTTTCCAACGCATTAGGAAATATGACATAGACATGGCCACTGTGGCCGGTTTGGTCGTTGATGCTGTTAATCAGTACAGTGATGACATTGCTCAGCTAGGACCAGAAACATTTGTGGTCAAAGATAGACATGGTGTGGGAATACCCATATCCAAGATACTGCAACCAGATGACAGCTACAAATACGTGGTGGGCACAGTTAACCCTACTCTGAAATATGGATACGGTCAGACAGTGTATAGATTGCGCGAATCTGAAGAACCAATGACTGCTGATCAGTGGCAGGCTCTGCGCAAGGAAGATCCCAGAAGCTATCTGGGCATCAAGGACTATCGCAATCGCAAGTGGTGGGAAAGCCACTTCAAGGCTGCCATGGCTCAGGCCAGAGTCAAAGGTCAGTCTCATTTTGAGTTCCCACCCAATACCAAGATGTACTACATGGTGACCAAGAACCCGCTGGAAGAAGGCGATGGTCCTCCGCATGGCACGCCTGAGAACGAGTTGGCAATGATGAAGGCTGGCACCAAACCAGCGGCGCTGATAGCTGATCACACATGGCATGAGCTGTACGAGCCAATCATGGATCAGCACAGCTGGGTGGTCAAGAAATGGCGCTTGCCCGCAGACAACTTCACGTTCTATACCATAGGTCAACCAGGTGAAGAAGCACGCATCAAGCGCATTGGTCAGCTGATATACCAGGCCAATGCCAAGCCTGGTGGATTCAGCACAGAATATCATCGTGAGCTGGGACGCTTGCTGGGTTACAGTGAAGCAGACATCGACAGCTTCATCAAGGATATACCATCATGAGAAAACTATGTGCCACGGTTGTCCTGCTGGCATTGACCGGTTGTGCCAGCCTGCAGGACCAGATACCCAGCTTCTGGGATCCCAACGAAGTAGTAGCTATCACTGACATACAGCTGGCAGTGCATCACTTGGACTGCGGTAACAAGAACTATGCGGAACAGCTGACCTACACCAAGGATCGCACTGAATGGCTCATGCTGTACAGCACCAGCAAGGGCAGCAGGGATCTGCTCAAGATGGAGCAGCTGTTCAATGACAGCCTGCAGGGCCTCAAGCCTGACAGCAGCAAGTTCTTCTGCGTGCTGAAGAAACCAAATCTCACCAACGAGATAGACAACATCGCCAAGGGCGCACAATCGAGGGTTAATCTATGACAGACATCATGAACAGCGGTCGTCCATGGGCCGTGCAGAAGCTGCAGCTGCTGCAGCAGTATCAATCAGCTTACCGCAATGGACAGATCACATCAGACGACTATCGCAGCCTGCTGAACGATCTCAGTAACATGGAAACCATACAGGGCGATGCCACTGACATGCAGATCAAGGCAGAGCTGATCACTGCCATACAGCTGGCAGCCAGCCTCATTGGTTGATTGATTCCATCAGCCTAGGCTAAACTGTGAGATGGCCACAGTCCTATTCAGCTTACCCGTGCATGAAAGCAACGAAACCATCCGCGATACCATAGACAACGTGCGGCGATTCAACGGACCTGACCATCCCATCATGATACATGTGAACAGGTCATGGGAGGGTTTTGACACCAGCATCGCAAAACTACCAAACGTGCATGTGAATCCCGAGCGATGGCACACGCAACATGCGCACAGCCAAGTGCCCACACATGTGACCAACTTCCAGCGAGCAGTAGAACTGGGGCTGACTTTCACTCACATGGCCATACTGCACACCAGCGAGCTGTTCGTGCGCGAAGGCATGAGCACGCACATAGCAGCTTATGATCACAGCCTTTGGTTCACCCCGGACACACAGCCTGTGGATCCAAGCTGGCCGCCCATGCAGCGCCTGCGCACAGCCATGCCGGGGCTACCTCACTATCTGGGCAATCTGCAGGAAGGCAGCTGGTGGAGCAGAGCGCTGTTCGCAGAGATCGCGAGGATCAGTGCCGTGGACAACAGACTCAGTGACTTTGTTAGCAGCGTGGCGTTGGAAGAAGCATGGTTTCCGACCATCAGCTGGTGGCTTACGGCTGGTCAGAACTACAGCCATCCCTATTGTGCTTTCAAGCACGATGAACACTTCCTAAGCGACACAGGCTTCGTGGATGACATACGTGCAAGTCGACCAGTTACATTTTGGCAGCCACACAATTTCGTTTACGATTACGCACCGTTTCCCAGCCAAGGCCTATACTCAGTCAAGCGCATCGCCAGAGATCTGGCAGACCCCATGCGCAGTTACATAAGGAACTACTCATGAACACAGCGCTGTTGATCTGGGACACACGTGACCAGATAGCTAACATAGATACACAACTGGCCAATAGGCTGTTATACCTAACAGAGCTCGGCGTGTCTGACCTCAGCACCGAATTTGACCGGCCCGGCTGCAAGATGATGATCAGCAGGTCAGCCAAGGATCTGATCTGCCAGGCAGCTGTGTGGGACTGCGATGCAGCAGTGTTGTTTGCTGCAGGAACCATGCTCTGTGACACGCAACATTTCTTTCTAAATTTCATGCAGTCTATGGGCCGAGGCACGGAGATCATGACCACGCATGGTCACAAGCACTGTTGGATTGTGAACCAGACAGTGTTGCAGCAGCTGGTTGACACTGATGCTGACACAGTGTTGAGCAGCATAGACCGGTGGGCTCAACAGCAAGACATCAGCGTGCACAACCTGCCGCAGGAGGGTTTGTTTTACAGCAATCACCAGCTTGATCCACAAGCATTTATCCATGCTTTGGATCTGTCAGTGGCAGCACTGCACGACGCCGAGTTGGATCTTGAACAAAAACGATGGCTGCTGCAGCTGCGTTACTGCCAGGAAGATCACAGAGGGTTCTGGGCCTACAACACTGATCCCAATGACATAGCTGGATCTCTGAGCACAGATTGCTTGATCACTGTGGCCAGTGGACTGTTGCCTTGGTTACACATGGTGCGCTGCGTGCAAGCCGGAGGCAGGGTGCTATTCATTGATCGCAATGCCAACTGCATCAGATGGCAGCAATATCTGCACAGCATGCTGCCCAGCATCAGCGATTATGACTCGGTGGTTGCAGACTTTGCAGCTCAGCACGATCTCAGCATCATGGGACACAATGATGCTAGGTATGCACAGCAATTCGGCCAGGCACTGCTGGAGATACAATCCAACTGGGATCACATACAGAGCCTTGATATCGGGTTCCAAGAAGGCGATATCATACATTTGCCAGAAAACGTGGTGCAGGACATGCGCACTTCAAGACAACCATACGTGTGGTTCAGCAACGTGTTCAGATACATAGCCACGGCCGATCGCTGCTACAGCTCGGATGATTTTGCTGCATATCTGACCCGTCTGTTGCAGGCCAACATCAACACCAGCTGGCGAGGCAGCAGCATGACCTATGATGATTGCCAAGGTCCTCGCAGCGCAGCCACCCATGATACCAAATTCTTCAGGGTGCATGACGACGTGGGACTGCCCGTGGCTGCTGCCATGCAAGAGATCGCAGAGCTGGAAAGACTGGGCCTGTTTACCTCACATAGGTCGGGTGATGGATTGCATCGAGGTTGGAGCAGCTTCGTGCTGCACGGTCTGGGCTATGACAAGACATCTGGATATGAACACTATGGTTATGCCAGCGACGCAGTGACACCCTATGCATGGACAGCAGAAGCTGTGCGCCATTGCCCCAGCTTGGTACAGTGGTTCCAACAAAAGCAATTCAGGGAGCGCTATCACAGGGTACGCATCATGCGCTTGGCACCATGGGGCATGGTGGGCCTGCACAATGACAATGAGGAAAATGACAACGTGTGGGCAGACAACATGGCCATCAACAATCCTCCGGGCTGTGAGATGCACTTCTGGGACAGACAATATCGCTATCTGGGACAGGTGCCATGGGCAGATGGCAAGGCCATCAAGATACGCATAGGCATGAACCACTGCGTGATCAATCGCAGCAATCAGGTGCGTTACCATCTGATCATGCACGGACGTGGCGGATGGCTGTGACTGGTAAATATTGCTATGCACACGCAGCATCGCAACATGGATGAGCGAGTCACTGAGCTGGAGCGTTTGGTCAAGGACCAATCTCGGCAGATAGAACAGCTGCGCAACGATCTCAAGAACTTGAAATCACGACACAACAGCAAGATCTTGGGCAGCACTGCTGTGAAGACACGCTTGCACAGCCGTTGAATATGGCATGGTCACAGATTCAGCATCTGAGATGCAGAACAGCAGCTTTGCGCCCAGCTTGTGACTCAGCAGGCTGTGTATGTGTGGCCCGCTAACCAGCATTGGATTTCTTCAAATATGGCCTTGCATATGACAAGGATGCAGTTGATTGTGTGCCCAAAGGGCAGATGTCAAGAAGTCATGGGATCAGATAAGCTCCATGTGATCTGATCAGATTGATCGGCTTGGTAATGGTCGGATGGAGCAATGCGCCGAACAGCCTTTGCTGCATTGTTTTCAGCTAGCACTAATTTTTGTATCTGTGCCATTTCTTCCACGAGGCTATCCACCAAATCAAATACCTCTTGATGATTTGAAATGTGGCGCCTGCACTTTTCAACATGATCATGGGTTATCTTCACCGACTTAGTGATGACCTGCGAGGCTGAGAATCCAAGTTCATCATAGCTTTCCGTCAGCAGATCTTCATACCAAACCTGCTTATGGCAAAGGTATGCATTCTGCTGATGCCATATCCAATGCTCTAGGTACTGCTTGGCTTCATGCACTATGCGATGCAGCTTTATTTCATGCACGGCATCATCCATGGTGTCTCCCCTACCGATGCCTCTGGAATGAAAGATGTTGGTCACGACAGCTATGCACCAACTGAGTAGTTGTTGCTTGGTGTCCTTCCTGTTAAGGCATATCTTGTACACCTCATCATTGTCTATGATCATTTTGCGTATGGTTTGATAGTTGAATTCAGTGATGTCAATGCTGGTAAACAGCTTGAACACTGGCATGCAGCCGCTGTCTATGATGCTCGGTAACCTATGCAATCTGTCCAGAGACATCGGTCCGGGAATCGGACGACGCGAGAGGGGGATGTCATTGAAATATGTCTTCTTAAGACCTATCCACCATGGTCGGTTCTCCGCGCTGATAACCTGCTGCGGTCCAAGAAGTTCATTTAGCTCAACACTGTTGATTCCGTGCGCTATCTGCAAACCAAGACCTATCTGATCACACAATAGATCAGATCCAGTGCGGCCCATTGCGAATATGCACACTGCTTTGTACGGTATTGTCAAATCAACCTCCATATGTTGATTTATATATGACTGCAGGTTAGACAAGCATCATCTGCTTGGCGTAAATATGTCATGGTCAATCATCCAGCTCCAGACACTCTCATCGGCAGTTTCACGCCTAGCCTTCAGTTGAGCAAGCTGTGGATGTGTGGGGCGCTAAAACGCCTAATGCACAAAGAAAACATAAGCAAATTCAACACTGTGTACTCTCTGGGCAGCTGGTATGGTAACATGGCACTGTTCATGCTGATCAAGCAGGTTCCGTTCAGGACCATTGTGGACGTGGACCTCAACACAGAATATTTGGCTACCAGCAAATACCTCATGCCCAAGCTTTACAAGCAGGGCAGGTTGATCAGCGTAGCTGCAGATGCCAACACCATAGCCTATGAAGCACCAGCTCCCAGCTTGGTGATCAACAACAGCACCAACAACATGCGCAACGCTGGTTGGTTATCAAACATCCCCACAGGCACCTGGGTGGCCATACAGGGCCGCAGCAACGAACCACAGAACAGATTCAACACTGTGCGCAGCCTGTCAGAGTTTGATCAGCAATATCCACTCAGCGAAACGCTGTTGCTGTCAGGGATACCCCTTAGCGATCCAGATGATCAATATGTGCGCTGGATGAAGATCGGCGTCAAGTGACCCATAAATATCCCACAGCGGGGCAGAGATGAGCATACTCATAGGTGCAGGTCAGCGATATGATCGCGTGATAGGTGTCAGTGGCATCACCACCAGCACGGATGGATATCTGTGGAGCAGTGCTGCACATATCACCGTGCCTTTCCCGCCAAACATGCGAGCGCAGGGCGTGACTGCCAATGACAGCGGCACTGTGTTCGTGGCCATCAGCGACAGCGGATGGAGCGCCAGCAGCACAGATTTGGTCATATGGACTGCCCATAGTCTGTTGGATGCCAATTTCACTGCACTGGGCATCAGCTGGGGCACCAACGGGGGTTCTAGGCCCATATTTGCCATAGCAGGCTCGCGAATCTACAACGACGACAACGTGTTGCCGGGAGAATACGAGCTGGGAGATCAGGTAGCGCAGATCCTGATCAATGAGTCAGGTAGCCCATACACCTGGGACCAAGCATTCACTCACCCCTATCCCAACAGCTGGTTCCACAACGTGCGTTACTTTGACGACATCATGGTCAACGGTACCACCACATCGGTGTGGGTGGCAGTGGGCCATGTGAACGGTCAACCAGACGCATGGTACACAGAAGACGTGAACTGGGTAGGTGGTGGCGATGTACCAGATCCCAACAGCTGGATACAGGTCAGCATACCCAGCAGCTTTGTGAACCGTCCACTCTATGACGTGGCTGAGGTAGAAGGTAGGCTGTACTTCAGCGGACGCGGCGTGGTGATCAGCACTGCGGATCTGGGCAGCCCTACATGGGCCAGCAGTGCATTCTTTGGCAGCGTGAGCGATCTCATCAACTCCACAGGCAGCATGCTGCTGGGTACGCCCTACAGCGGCAGTACCACTAACACTCTGCTGGGCACCAACTTCGGCTCTGCCACCAGCATACCTCTGGGAGGCGGCAAGCCCAGCAACCAAAGAGATTTTGTTAGCATAGCCAGCAATCCGGACGGTCAGTTGGTGGCGGCCAGCAGCCACGGACTGATCTTCAGCAACGATGGTGTGGGATGGACAGAATTCAGCGTGGCAGGTTATTTCTTCCGCAGCGTGATCTGGTTTGCAGATCACTGGATAGCAGGCGCCTACAGCAATCTCACGCAGTACACCTATTGGACCAGCACAGATGGAATCACTTGGCTTCCATGGAACAATGGCGTGCAGATGTATGGACTGTTTGGCAGTGCCAGCATCTCGGTCAGCGGCGCTGGCAGCAACCTGCTGTTAGCTGTCACACAGTCCAACCAGTTCAGCCTCACAGATGCCATGGGCAACAGCAGCGACATCAGCATCAGCCAGCTGTTGAATGGCTGACTTGACATCGGTATGCATAAACCTTAACATAGGACCAGTGTTAACATTTGGAGACTGAGATGAGCATTGGAACATTGAGCGAAAGCGACAAGGCCAAGATCAAGGAACTGGTAAACCAAGGCGTGGCCATCACGCGCGATGTTGAGACGCTGAGGGAAGGTCTCCGCGAGACAGTGGACGCAGTGGCGCAGGAACTGGAAATCAAGAAGACCACGCTGAACAAGGCCATCCGCACTGCTTACAAGATGCAGGAAAACCGCGATGCGCTGGCAGAAGGTCGCGAAGAGCTGGACGAGGTTGAAGAGATCCTCTTGATTGCCAACCGCTCCTAACATGAGCCAGTGGGTTGCAATCACCGGTGGATGTGGCTATGTTGGCAGCCACATCGCTGCAGAAATCAAGCGCACTACCAAGTTCAAGACGCTGATCATAGATGAGCGTGCTGATCAGCTGACTCACACGCATGCGTTCGCTGATCGCGTGATTGCTCAAAGATACGATTGGGTTGAGCCACTCACAGCCATAGGTGAGCTCAAGCCCAGAGCAGTGATACACTGTGCTGCTGCCAGCTTGGTTGGACCCAGCGTGACTGATCCTGCACACTACTATCAGAACAACGTGGTGAGCCTGCTGCGGCTGCTGGATCACCTGAGATCCTGCAAGATCAACAACGTGATCTTCAGCAGTTCCAGCTCGGTCTACAGCGACGGGCAAGATGCTGCTCGCGAGAACAGCATACTGAACCCAGTGAACCCCTATGGGCGTACCAAGCTGGTCGGTGAGATGATACTGCGAGATTACTGCACTGCCTATGGTCTCAACGCAGTGGCCTTCCGCTATTTCAACGCGGTTGGTGCTGATCCTCGAGCTAACCTTGGGCAGGAACCCGGTGCCACTCACATCATAGCACGCATCATGGAGAGCCAGCTGCGCGGCGAGAAGTTTCACGTTTATGGTGGCGACTACGTGACACCAGATGGTACCTGCATACGTGA